GTGAGTTGGTTACTCACCCCCCCCTTTCGCTTCGTAAAGCAATATTAGCTATTTGTTAAGTTACGGCCTAACCAGCCTATATGAACTAACAAAAATAGCAATATTTATTACCCTTGATCCCCATCATTGACGGGCATACTTTTGTATGTATGATCTTCTTGATCTTTCTGCGTTCTTCTACGCATTCGACCCAAATAATAAGATACTGACACTTTTGTCATGTTTTTCGGAACATATTAATCCGATGCCTTAATTGGCGATTTGATTTATTGCAGGTTTCTCTTTTCTGAGAATAAAAGTACCTCTACTTTCCAGGAATCAATTTTGTAACATGGAGTCTGTTATTTTGACGTTAACGTCTGCCTTGTTAAGACGATTTAGTTGTCTATGCTCATGTAAATGTGCATACAACGCTACTATACCATCCTCGAGATGTGCTAGACTGTCAGATCTAGCTATTGACAATTTGACGAACCCCCCCCCCCCTCTTATCATGAGTACAACTAATGTAAAGAGTTTGTCGATATCTCAAATCGACTCGGAGGGGGCAGTACCCCCTCTAGATGTGAGTTCTAGTGTTTTACTAAGATCCGATTCTGCAGTGCAAGATGCAGTTTCTGTACCAATTTTGCAATCCTTCTCTTTAGATATTATGAATACATCTATTAATGAAGTTAACCTTCCCCATGTGGAAGGAGTTCCGACCCCCCCTACTAGACGAGTAGCGAATCTGTTTTTTCCCCCCCCAGGTGAGACATTCTTCCCTGAGTTCATGCCTGATGGTTCTGTTTGTAACTATACTATTCCATCATTTAACTCAGCTGGTGTGGCTATTCCCGCTGGTGACGTGCGTGTCATTATGGCGGATACCGCTATGTGTTTGTTTACTCCTGATGGCCATGTGCAATATGTTTTCAAGTGGTGTACTCTTGCTTATCAACTCCCTCTCCCCGAGGGTTTGTTTGAAGTTCTTGAGTCCATTAACGTGATGAACTATCGGCCTAATTATCCAGAGCCACATGTTCATGTATTGACCCCTGTTTTACAAATCCCTCGCCCGGGTATGTATGTGGCCAACCTTGAGCATTGGATTATGCGTTATTCTTACCCAGATGAGTTCTGGGCTGGACTTAATATCGATTTTTCCAGTACGATCGGTGAGATGTTTTTATATCTCAACCCCTTTCCTACCGATCCTGGTCTTAAAGCCTTTGTTAAGATTCAGTCATATGCAGTTAATGATATTTACTGGCGCACACCTGGGCATCCAGCGCGCATTTCTTATCTTAACTCGTTCAAGATTACGAGGAAGAGTCTGACCAACTCCCCTCACGTGTTTCCCTCACGCGTTGAATCTGGTTCCTCTGATGGCGGCAAGGAGGCGGCTTGGAATGAGGCTGATAGCCATAGTGATGGCAGCCACTCAGCCTATTGGGATACTCCTCATATTAGAACTAGTTTTGTTCCTAAGACAGATGATGAGTTTCTTTATGGTAGTGCTGAGCCTGATGTGGACGACATGTATCCTGGTGATGAAGATGCTGGTGTTGTGTTCACGTCTGATGACCTTCGCTTATGCAATCTCAATGTCGTTGCTGAGATTGATGATGCGAAGGAGAGAGATAAGAGAGAGTTACGTAAGCTTCAGGCTCAGCAGCGTCGATTGGAGGGCCGCGCCGCGAAAGCTAAGCTTATAGCCGAGCAAGCAAAAGCTGCGAGCACTCGTGCTTCTGCGAAGTTGCGTCGGACTAGCTTTAAGAAGATGAACGAAGAGCAGATGAAAGAGTCTGTTGCCGAGGTTAAAGTTTATCGCGAGAGGGCCGCTAGTTTGATGAAGCAAGGGATGAAGTTAACTGAGTTTGTTGAAGAACCGCGCGTTCTTAACGAACAGTTTGTGGCTACAGCTAGTTACAAACAAGTGCAGCGTGAGCTTCAAGCCCCAGGCCCTGTGAAGGGTAGTTACAAGTATAAAGCTGATAGTCCCACAAAGGTCGTTTTGGGTGCTTTTGTTCCACCTGTAGTGGGTCACTTGCGACTTGTCCAGGGCATCATTAAGGATCGGGATGACTTGGAGGCATTGTTATCGAAGTGTCGTAATGAGAATATGCGTGATACAATGAGGCGATTTTACGCAACATTTGAAGAGACTTATGCGCGTAAAGATCTCGAGGGTGTGGCGGCCCTTGAGAAGATTATGTGGGATTTGTCCCGTAATATGCCGCGTGCAAAAGAAGAGTTTGTTCGATTGCCTCCTCCGGTACCGGCGAAGCCTTCCCGTGTTGTTATGGTTAAGCGAGACGAGGGCCGATTGGAGATGGGCTCTTTTTCTTTCTGTGCGAGCGATTTTCCACCGCTGTATACGTCTGTTAGCTTGCCATTCCCGAACCTAGACTATCCTGTCCCATTCAATGTGTCTAGCGATTATGTGTACATCATGAAGCGTGTGGTTTATGCCACGCAGTCCCGCCCTCTTGTTGGTAGGATTGAAGGTGGTGAGCATTCCAAGATGAAGGAGATGTCGCCGGATATTGAAGATCCTGTGATGCACTCTGTTGGAGTCGACGTGCCAATGATAGGACACACCGAGGTTAAGGTTAACCGTGAGCAACTGATGCGTCTTATGCCATCTTTTGCTGATTTTCTGCCTAGGGAACTGAGAGAGAGCTCATGGTGGAAGGACATTTACGGTTTTTTAACGATGATTGTTAATTTGAGCGGTGATCCATCCGCTTTGCAAATTTTCATGACGTTGTCAAACTTTGTTATTCAGCATGTTACTCCGAAATGTAAGAAGCTTGGTGACTCCATTATTGCTGCCATGGGCCTTAAGTGGCAGACTGAAGGTGGGTCTGCTAGTAAGGTTAAAGCGGAATATCCAGATGATCCTGCGATGGTTTTGGGTCTTGAAGGTGAGGATCCCCTATTACAACCATTGGTTGACCAAGTGATGGATGTTCCTGTTGAGGAATGGAATGATCTCCCAAACAAGCTCTTTGGAAAGACTGTCGATGTCATTGGCAGTCCTCTGGGTCGCAGCATGTATGATTTGTTTGGTCTTGTAAGTATCTCGACGTTGCTCGCTCATACCGGGCTCTTTGGTGATGTGCGTGATGTGTTGCGTGTTAAGAAATCTGTTGAGAGTGTGCTCCAGCCTAATACTAGTGTTGATACTTTTGTTGTTTCTTTGTTTAAGTTTGCTTCTGGACTTGTACGTAATATGCGTGAAGCTATTGTTGAGCGTGATTGGACGTTGTTGTTTGGTGGTGTTCGTGATGTTGAGGAGCTTATTAAATATACATCGTGTCTATTGTACAATCAAGAGATCTTGATTCGCCAAAGTAGGTTGGCATCGGAGTTCGAAAGTAATCTTGCAAATGGTGTTTACCCCCCCGGTATACATATGCAAATTACTGACGCGACTCGTGTCAGTCTCTTGCGAAGGTGTCTACCGGACGTTACTACTCATAGGCAGCGAGCAACTCGCGCCAAGGATAATGTTATGGCTGGAACGTTGATCCGTATTGAGCAAGAGATTATGCGCTTGGTGGCTAAAGAAAGTTCCCGGAATGCAGCAGGCGGAGATCGCATTGAGCCATATGCTTATATGTTATATGGAGCCGCCGGCGCAGCTAAGACAACTGTTAGTAAGGCGATATTCAAGGGTTACGCCAAGCATAAGAAGCTGCCGCATTCTGCTCGTTCTATGACTCTTATTCAAGCGGGGCAGAACTTCTTTGATACTGCAGAAGATGAGAGTTGGGGTTGCCTGATGGACGACCTTGACCACGCAGTTGGATCGCCTAGCTATGGTGACTTGACACACCCATTGTTATTCACTAAGATCGTTAATAGACACCCCTTTGAAATGGAGCAAGCTGCTGCCGAGAAGAAGGGCTCGATCTATGCTAATTATCAAGTCGTAGCCTATACTACCAATTTCGGGCATGCGCGCTTAATGGGTAATACTGTTGAGCCGATGGCGTTTTGGCGGCGTATCAAGCACCGGGTCCACATGATTGTTAAGCCTGAGTTCGCTTCAGCATCGGGCCGAATCATGGAGAGTAAGTGTGATGGGTCTGGCAACTACTGGCGTTTTGAGATCTATGTGTTCGATGACTCAGTTGAGAGGGTTGGGTTTGACACGGTTCCTTTCAAGTTGGATCGTATCATTCTCGATTACGGTGAGTTTGTTAGGTTTATGGTACTTGAGGCTGCTAGTTGGGTTAAGAAGGAGACTACATACCTGCAGGCTCGTGAGGTTGGGGAAATGTGTGACTACCACTACGTCATCCATCCCTCGCCTTGTTGGGCCATGCGTGGGGAACCAGAGCCACAATTGCAGAGCTCTATCCTAGATGTTTCTGGCATTCCTAACGACATCGATGGTGAACACCCTCCAGTGTTGCCCATTCGAGCGTACTATCGACCTAGGACAGGTGGTAGGCTTCCCCCAGCTGGGGGGCGCTTGGAATCTGGTAAGGCGGGTGCCATTGCTACGATCATGGCTGGATCAATCGTGGGCGTCCTTACAGGCAGCATCGCGAGCTCAAGAGTTGAGGGCAGTGATCCCTTGGAGGAGCCCATTAGGAGTTTAGGAGAGTACTTCCAAATGGACTATGATCCCTACGATACGTTTATGTTTGAGACTATTCGATTGGGCCTTGAAGTTGCGATTATGGCAGCATCTGGTGCGGCTGTCATTGTTGGCTTAGTTCAGTTAGTCCGAGTCGCAGCAACGGAGGCTGGTTATGACATGACTCAGGAGCCACGACCCGCTTTTCAAATTGGCAAGTTTCACAATTTCGATGCTGTCCCGATCACCTCCATACCTTTAGTAGCGCATAACGAAGCGAGATGTACGACATTGGAGGATCTTTCCCGCAAGACTATCCAATTATCTGCGCTGCTGTCGTTGGGCGATGACGATTTACATGGGCATTTTGTCTACCGCAACTTTATGCTTTGTCCGCGACATCTGTTTATCCCTAAAGGTTCTGATCCTCGAGCTGCACATCCCATTAGCAGTGCGATCAGTATCACGTACCCCATGGATGCTCGTAACGTGGTGAAGTATGATGTTAGATTTGAGGATGGTGATGGTAAGAAGAAAAATGCTATTGCAGTTCCGAATAGAGATCATGTTATCATTCATGTAGATTTCGTGCCACCTATGTCTGTTGACTTGCTTAAGTATTGCTCCACTGGAGCTTTATCTACCCTGAGTGTGGTTGATGAAGCTTTGCTCGTATCCCCACGCGATATCGTTTCGCCAATGCGTGCTAAAGTGGTCACAGGTTACAACCCCGTGTCGCAGGTGGCTAATTCTTGTGTTTCCTATGAAGCGATCACTAAGCCTGGTGATTGTGGTCGATTGCTATTGGGTAGGGTTGGTAGGACTATCATGATGTTGGGGCAACATGTTGGGTCCTATAAAGTTGAAGGTGTGTTTCGGGAAGGTCGAGCCGAGTTCATCGTGGAACAGGAGATTCGTATAGCTATCGATTCTCTCCAAGAAGGACGCTTAGATCGTCAGATTGTAGCTGTGACCGGTGAGTTGCAGTTCGGTCAGAAGCCCCTTACTTTAGGACCTATACCCGAGAAATCCTCAGCGGGGACGGCCGTGCGTAAGGCTCAAGGTCCCGTTTTTGGCTTGGGCACCCTCACCCCAGCCTTTGGCATTTCGAAGATGAAGACCAAAGTTAAGCGGAACGTGTTTGATAAGGATTTCGCCCATTTGGAGAAGGAGTGGTGTGGTGTTACACCCTACTTCGAAGCCCCCTGTTTCCACGGCAGAATGGACGCAGGTGAGTGGTCCGATCCATTTGTACGCTCCATGTCAGCTTATCCTTATGGTTTCATTCGAGACGATGTGCTCGACCAGGCCCTTGACTTGTATTTGGATGGTGTAGAAGGAGTTTCGGGTATCGATCAAGTGCGTGTGTTGACACCCTATGAGGTCTGGCGTGGGATTGCTGGGACTAACGTCAAGCCCGTCAATTTGCATACTTCGACTGGTGCTCCGTATTTTGTTCGCAAAGGGGAGGCTATTGAATTTGATGATGAGAGTGGCATAGTTTATGTTGCTAAGGAGATTATGGCCATGGTTGAGGAGATGGAGTTACTACTCAGCATGGGGATTGCCCCTATCCCCGTGTCGTGTGCAGCTTTGAAAGACGAACCGGTGTCGGCTGAGAAGAACCTTAAGCATAAGGTTCGGGTTTTCTGGCCAGTGTCGGTGTCACATTACTATGTGTGTAAGAAGTACTTGAGGCCAATTGCGGTTGTTATTCGTGCGAATCCAGAGTTCTTCGAGTGTGCGGTCGGCATGAATTGTTCTAGTGCTTCGGAGGTTCAAGCTTTTGCACATTTCCTCGGGCGATTTGATGACCTCTTTGATCTGGACTACGCCGATTTTGACTCTTCGCAGACGCTACCCTGGTGGATTCGCGTTGTGGCCAAGTTCTACCAGCGGATGGCTAAGTTAATAGGGTACTCAGAGGCGGACCAACGTAAGGTGTATCTCATTGTGATGGGATTGGCACATGCGTTCCGTGTAGTCAAGAGTGACGTTATTCTGTGCACGGGCAATCTCTCTGGTGGGGAGCAGACATTAGAGATAGGATCTATAATTAATTCGGTGGGTTTTCGTTATGGTGCCCTGATGGTTGCAAGAAAGTTCGCTGTGGACCTCGCGTTGGGTGATTGGTTTAGACCCCAATTTGGATTGCGTACATTCGGTGACGACCTGGCTGTTGGTCGCACAGCTAGAGGACGTTGGATGGACATTGAGGAGTGGCGAGCTCAGATGAAGGTTGCGGGACTCACCTCCACGCCGGGAGATAAGAGTGAGTTTGTTGTGTCTAAGGAGATAACAACACTGACCTTTCTGAAGCGGACCCTTCGATATGATGTTCAATATGGCGTCTGGGTGATGCCGTTGTCGAAGAAGAGCTTAGCTAAGATGTTGGTTATTCGGACTACTTCGACGTTGTCCGACTTGGATCACTACGGCGTGATATTGGCGAACGTTATGCGTGAGTGTGTATTCCATGGGCGAGGTTTCTTTGAAGAAATGAAGGTGACCGTTGATGAAGTTGCTAAAAGGCATAAGGTAGATGAGTCGAAGTTCTACAAGTATCCTTCGTTCGACGAGGCAATGCAGTTATATGTGAAGGAGAGTTTCACAGTTTGGGTAGAGGAGGCGTCTCTGCCTTTACTGATTGATGGCTGACTTCAACAGGATGGATCAGTGGTTTTTGTGGGAACCCTGGTGACAACCCACCACACTATGTTTTATTTTTTGAGTAAAAATATGAGTATCGAAG